TGTCTATGTCGATGATTATTTTTGTTGCTGTAATTGCCTTCGCTACATGCACGACTATTGAGCCGCCTGTAGGTGCTGTTTGTGTGAGTGCGCCATTCGCGCCTAGATAGATAGCGCCTTTTGTCCAGTTCCACGAAGCGTCCGTAATCTGTCCACTTGTTTTGATCGTGATGTTCTGGCCTGTGCTTGCCGATGTTGTGCTTATGCCAATTACTACGGAATTGGCAAGCGAGTCTGGCGTAGCGTACTTTGCAAGGCCGCTAGAATCCGTTGTAATGCATCGCAAAGCGGAAAGCGATGTAGATGCTACCAGCGTCGTATCAATCGCCGCAGGGACGATTCCTCCGCTTGCAATGTCAAGCGTGAGATCATAGCTCTGCACATTAACCGTTGGCTGTGATTGCTTCACATCAACAACTAACGTGTCCTGCTTGATATTTACTACGTTTATGCTCAAGAAGTAACCTCGTCGACTACCGTAACATCACCACGCAAAAGCTCGGTCACAACGCCGCTGATCGTAACCTCTAAATCCCACTTGTATTCTGTCGTGGTCACAAGCGATGCAGTCTCTGCGCTGGTTAGCGCAATGCTGAACGTGCCTGCTGCTGCGCTCACGATAGCACACGTAAACGTAGCGGCAAGTGTGCCTGATACCGTACGCACCTGTGCAGCGAAAGTATACCCGCTGATGTTCTGTACTGCGCCGTTGACTTTGTACGTAAGCGTGCGAGCAAAAGCCCCACCCTTGCGTATCTGCAAATCAACTCTTGCGCCTGCGTTGGATAGTGTTATCATGTGCTTTTCTGTGAGATCACCACGAGGGCCGTAGCCCCCGTAGTCATGTCACTGTTACACGATGAGGTTAGCAGCCAAGCCACGCTCAGTAGCGTCGTCAGATGTTACATTGCCATTGTAGAGTTCAGCAATGCAAGCGCCGAATGTACCGGCAGAGCCATCACCAGCCGTAGCAACAACATCGAGATAACGCTTGCGGCCCTTCAGGTCAATGAAGAAACCGAAAATCTTGTTATCGTCTGTTGCTGTTGGAAGTGCCGGTGCGCCACTTGCGCCGTATACAGCACCCGTAATATCAGCGGCTCCGCTCATGCCTGAGTCATCAGACTCCTGCACCTTGAGAGCAGTCATAGCGATGTCAGTTGCGCCAAGCTGAAAGTAGATAGCTACCTTGTTAAAGCCGAGCGTGTCGATTGTAGTTGTAGCGAACGACGCATTGTCCACGATAGCGGCAGGCGGCGTTACGTTTACAACCTTTACGTTTTGTAGGTTATTCATTCTGGGGTTCTCCTTAAGCGTTCTTTGTTACAAGAGCTGCAAGTGCGCCGCGCTGGCGGCTTGAAGCTGTTGCTGATCCATTACCAATGTTCCACCAGTTTACGCCGTAGCGAGCTGTGGACTTGTTGTACTGCGTATCTGTCAGGAAGCCAACTTCCTGTGAGCTTGTGATTGACAGACCGCGGCGATCGCCAAACAAACCAGCTTGAGCAGCATCGCCATAGAACAGTACGAACTGGCTGTTCTCTGCTGAAAGCAGCGGCGTGTAGAGTTCGTCTGTAAATACAACTTCAGCACCGTTGAAGAACTGACGTGTTACGCCGTCTACGATCTGCGTTGATGTGTTACCACCTACTGCTTGGATCAGAGGAACAATCGTGCCGTACCATACTTGCGATGGAACGTAGAAGCGGTTATTCATTCCTGGGAATGTGGCAACCTTTGCTTGCGTCTTGATGATGTCAGAGAGCGTGACAGAAGCAAGCGTTGCGCCTGTTGCTACCTGTACGCCCGCTGCATATACCTTGTTCGCATCTGTTGTCCATGTGCCGCCTGCATCTGTTACGAGCTTCTTGAAAGACTCGGTCAAACCTACCAGGCCGTTGTACGTTGATGTACCATCGCCCAAGAAAGCAACCTTGTCTTCCTGTACAGCGTGAGCATAGCCGTGATCCTTAGCGATCTCTTCTGCGATTGCTGCATATGAATCTTCGCCGAGTTCAATCGTGTTCTGCGTAAGAGCGCCGAACTTTTTGGCTGTAAGCTGAACACCGCTGAACTGCACATCAGATGCTGTGTAGCTCTGGCCTTCGCCGAGTGCGTATACAGTCGTGCCACCTACGTTGCGATTTACTGTGCGTGTTTCGCTATTCATAGATACTACATCCATGATACCGCGAGCTACGCCGCGCTCTTCGCGGTAATACAGGATAGCTTGGTCAAGCTCATCGACAACAGTCAAACCACCGAGCGAGTTGCTCGTAGTTGCCATTGTCTTCTGCATTGGTACGCCGTTATCCTTACACCATTGAGCCGAATTAGCATCGCCAAGGTAAGCAGCGATTTGGCGTCCTGCCTTGTGTGCTGCTGCTCCTGCTTCTGTGCCGAACTGCTTAAATGCCTTGCCGCGGTAGTGCTGGCCTGTGATCTTTGCGCCTTCTGGAACAACAAAGCCAGAAGGTACTGGAGCTGCTGTCTTGAGTGCGTTAAGATCTGAAGCGTTCTTTGTCTTCATATCGTTAAGCGCCTTCTTTTGTTGGATGATTGTCATGATGCGAGCGAGCTTAGCTTGTGCCTTTGCTGCGCCTTCTACTGCTGCCGATACTTCTTCCATCTCGGCTTCTTCTGTCGATGCTTCTGCAAGAAGCGCTGCGATCTGTTCGCGGATTGTTGCTACTTCAGCGGCCATTGCTTCCGGTGTCTCAAATGTACCGGCGAGAACGGCATCCAAAGCTGCTAGGATTTCTTCCCACGTCATTAGATTATCTCCATTGTGTTGATTGTTTGCATAAGCGATAGGAGCTGCTTGCGCTTAATCTCCTTATCGTCTGCCTTTGGTATTGGGTCTGTCTCGGCATGAAGCTGATACAGATTTTTCGACACGTCTTTCAGTTGATCGGCAAGTGAAAGTATCATGCCTCGGATGCGAGAGTTGAGCACACGGCCCGCTTTACTACGCATATCCGCGTAAGCCTTGGCGTGTTCTTCTGACTGCTTGATAAGCGTAGCCGCTACATCCAGCTTTTCTTCGAGTGTCATAGCTTTTACATTGGATGTCATGGTCATTGGGTTTGCCCCTACCGTAACCGGCGACCATTCAATAATGTTTAGTTTGTTAAGTTCTTTTGTACCATCAGCGAGGGGCGTTGTTTCTACCTCTTCATAACCAAAGCTGTACTCATCGACGCTGCCAAACTTGATATGCTCGTAAGCGTCTTTGCCGTCGGTAGTGTTCAGGTTAAATAGACCCTTCACATAGAGCGCACCGTTATCACGCAGACGCTCTGGCAGACGCGGATCGCCTGCTGGTATCTCTTCTGCTAGCACCGTCTTACCTATCGGTCGCTGCATATCGTGCTGCCATACCATCTTGGGTAGCTTGGCCTCTATGCTTTCCTTGAATGCGCCATAGATAACGCGATCGCCGTATGAGTCCACATTGCCGAATACGCTTACAAACGCTTCGACGCTGCCCTCTTCATCGGCCTTGAATTCTACTGGTATGTTCTTGTACTTCATTATACGTCGCTCGTTATTCTTGATTTGCGAACAGGTCGTAGTGTGCAGCGGCAGTTGATCGCCTCGCTTGGCTCACCTAGTCCGGGGCCTTCGCCCGCACCATCTACGTACTGATCAAATGTTTCGCCTTCGTCAATCCACTTACCATCCAGCTCTTCGTGCGTCTCGCGTACATCCGCGTCACGCTGGGATAGCCAGACTTGTACCACCTTACGCTTTGGATCTGTCTCGCGCTGATTAACACGCTTGACGGTCTGACGCTGCACCACGCTTGCCTGTGCCTTGCAGGTTGTCGTTGCGATCATCTTTGCGCGGGACGTGGTTAGCTCTGTGAACTTCTTCTGCAATGCCGCCTGCACTACATCGACCGGCTGCCCTGCATTGGCTTCTAGTACCTTTGCCACATCCTTACGTGTAGTCTTCAGCGATTCGGTCATGCTCTCCGTCATCTTGCGAATCTGCTCATCGCGGATTTGGTCGGTAAAGCTCTGCACCTGTGTTAGATCACCGCCCACGCTTTCAAGTGTCAGCTCGATAATGCGAGTGCGTAGAACGTCCTGCGTCTCGCGGTTAGCTACCATAAACTGCTTGACAAGCTCTGCGATGTTGATTGCATCCTGCGGCGCTTTAACGCTTTTTG